AATCTGCTCGATCATCGCCGCGGGGATGTCGTCCTCGTACAGGTCGAAGGTCTTGTCGGTGAAGCCGTACAGGCAGCCGTACTGCTGCACGACCACGGTCACGTCTTGCGGAGTGATGTTGTCGGGCGTGGGCGTCACGCCTTCGCTGATCTGGTGGGCTTGCACCACCACGTTGCCGCGATCACCCGTGCCGTTCTGGAAGAAGCGGTTGATGGTGTTCGCGTCGGTGGACGTCGCGCCGTAGGGCAGCCAGCGACGGGCCACGTAGGTGTCGCTGCTGTTCTTGGGCATCTTCACCTGACGACCCGTGCGGCCGAGGACTTCCATCGGCACGGCGTGCGACAGGATCTGGCCACGGAACTTATTGAGGCGGCCGGGGGTAAGAACGAAGGTCTGCATGCTCATCGCATGAACTCCTTATCGGTGTGCAGAAACGAAAAAGCCCGCTCAGTGGCGGGCCTCGTCTGCGGGGGTTTGCTGGATCAGCCGGATCGTCGGTAGTTGAATCCGGCGCTGAACTCGTCCTCCTCCGAGGGCGCGGGCGGATGGCCGCCATCACCTCGCGGGGGGACTGCTGCTGTGGTCCGTTGTTGTCGGGGGCTCGGTGTGGGAGCCGGTGTCGGTGCAGGAGACGGCGCTGGTGTCGGCACGGGAGCGGGCGTGTCCAGATGAGCCTTGAACAGGCGCATCAGGCGTGCCGCATCGCGCAGCTTGTCCGAAGCGGCGAGCTTCTGGATTTCCGGCTTCTGAGTCGCAACCCAGTTGCCGTATTGCCACTCGCTACCATCCTCGGGTTTCTTGACCAGTGCCTGCCAGTCGCCATCAACGATGGCATCCAGCGTCATGTCGGTCACCTCGTCGCGAATTGCGCCGAACTTCTCATCAAAAACCTTTGGATCGACGTTGGTTCCGCCCGTTCCCTTGAGCTTGCCCATGGCCTTGTTCAGGCCCTTGAGCGTGAGCTCGGCGAGTTCGGGGTACTGCTCCTTCAGCTCGGTGAAGTCCTCTGCGCTGATCTCCACGGCGGCGCCTTGCGGCGTGGCCTGCTGGATTTGCGCGAAGGCTCGCTCAAGCCCGCCGATCTTGCCGAAAGCCTGGTCGCGCAGCTTGCCGAACGTGGCCTCGATCTCGTCGACCTTGGCGGCGTTCTTGCTGACACGATCCCAGTCCTCGCGCGTGACCTGCACGAATTCGGGAGCCGGAGCGGAAGTGGGAACTGGCGTCGGGGCGGGGGTGGGCGCAGGCGTGGGCGTCGGCGTTTCCGTGGACGTTTCGCTTGTGCCGCTGAATCCCGCATCGAAGTCCGCATCGCGTTCCTCATGCTCGGGGGTATCGTCGGTAACCGGGGTTTCGGCTTCTCCTGCCATTCAGGGTTTCTCCAGACAACGATGACTGTTTCCAGTCACCAGACCATGCAGCCGGCGTTCTAGACGTGGGCTGCCACGAGTGCCGTGCACCTCTTACGAGGCGGGCGGCGAATTCGGTGTGTCGAGGGCGATCAAATACTTCAGGACGGAGATGCGGCCACGCATGTAGGCCGTCTGTCTCTCGTCGTGGTGGATGCCATCGTTTCGGGCGCGCTCGACGTCGAGCTGCCTTTGAAATTCTTTTTTCAGCCTGCGCCAGCAGTCGCTGTCCTTCTCGCTCGGCTTCAGAGCGAAGGTGGGCGGCTGCGGCGTCATTGCGCGAAGCTCTGGCCGGGCTCGGCGCGGCCTGCGGGTTCAGCGGGCGGCGTCAGTGCCTGCGGTGCGGGCGAGTGGTGCTTGTGCACGTCGACCGCCAGCGAATCGCGCGAGAGTTCGCGCTGCGTCTCGAGCTTCATGGCCAAGCCCGCTAGTTGCGTCTTGGCTTCCTGCAGCGTGATGTTCTGGGCCTTCGAGTATTCGAGCAGCGCAATCTGCCACTGCTGATGCAGCAGGCGTTCGCGGTAGTCCGCGTCGATGTGGGCGCGCTCGTTCAGCGAATCCTGGTAGATGGTCTCGCGGTCGTGGCGCGCACCTTCGACCTTCAGCTTGGTTTGATCGGCCATGTCCTGCTTGTGCAGGTCGACCTGTGCGCGAATCTTCGCGGCCTGCACCACCGGAGCCTCGGGCGGCTGGCGGTTCTGGAGGTCGGCCATCTCCTGCGGCGTGTACTTCGTCAGCTCCGGGTTGAAGCGCTTGGCGCGCATCCACTCGGCGAACAGTTTGGCCGGGTTCTGCCCATACGTCGGGTTCTGCGCCGCCGCCTGAATGAGCATCGGGAAGGTCTGCTCCTGGATCGCCTTTTCCACCATGGCGATGGATCCGCGGGCGTTGATCTCGAAGTCGCCCTTCTCGTCGTCCGGCACGGTGTCATCCAGCAGGAGCCATTCGTACAAGTCCTGCACGACGGGCTCAGTGATGCAGTCGTCCAGCGTGTACGCCTTGTCGCGCAGCAGCGTCTTGCCGTTGTCGTTCAGCAGCTCGGATTGCCCGAACGTTTCCGGGTCATTCGCGCCCGTCTGCCCTTGGGCGATGAGCGGGATGTTGCTTTGCTGCTCCGCCAGCTGGAACGCCTCCTGCAGGATGCGCAGCAGGCTCGCGCCGAGGTCGGGAATCGTGAACAGGGCGAAGACCTTGCGCACGTCATCGCTCATGCCGTCGCCGAGGTAGTACCAGAGCTTGTCTGGCGTGATCTCCGGGTTGCCGTCGGCGGGCGCCACGGCGCGCTGGTCAAGGATGATCTGGCTGCCGGCCGCCTTGCCGGCGTTGTTCATCCACGCGCGCAAGCCCGCATTGGCCATGCGCTGCGGCATGGACACTTGCTCGGCCACGCCCACGCCAGCCCAGTGACCGGCCCGGCGGCTCCAAGGGAAGGTGCGGTACGGGAAGTTGCCCGTCTTCTCCAGCGGGTTGAAGGCCACACGGATCACCGTGTCGTTGGCCAGCGTGACGATGGCAAAGACCTGCGCGAGCTCCTCCGGAAGATCCTCGATGCCCGGCGCGCCGAGCGCTTCCATGTCGTCGCGGTTCAGCGTCCCGGTCATGTGCCAGATCGTGAAGCGCGAGTTGTCGGCCTTGTCGCTCGGGTTGTTCCCTTCGACCTTGCACTTGTTCGGGCCCTCCTGCAGCACTTTGTCGATGGCCGAAGGGATGTAGATCGGCTTCCCGGGCTGGTCGCCAACCGGCGCCGTGCGCAGGTTCTTGAGCTTGTCTAGGCTCGCGGGGGACAGGAAGTCACGCTCAAAGATGTAGTCGCCCGAGTGGATGTCTTCGCCACAGCCGGGCGCCGGGAACAGGTTCCACGGGTCGACCCACTTCATCGCCGGGCTGACCTTGGTGACGATCTCCAGCACGCCCTTGTCGCCCTTGACGGAGAACGCCTTGCGCGTGCGCTGATCGGGGAACGGCGCCTTCAGCACGCCCACGCCGATGCGCGCGGAGTCGTGGATCACCTTGCGCATCTGCAGCGGATAGCGGCTTTCCACCATCCAGTCGTACACGCGCTTCTCGGCTTTTTTCGCCTTCTGGGTCGCTTCTTCCTGTTGCTGCTCGGCCGGGTCCACCTGCGGGACGGGAGCCGCTTGCGCTGTCGGCGCCGTTGGACTGGGCGCGCCACCAGCCATGGCCGCCGCCTGTGCAACAGCCGTGGGTTGCGCGGGCTGCGCAGTCGCCGGATTAGGTGCCGATTGCTGGCCGGCAGTGGTAACCGTTACCACCGGATCGGCCACCGGAGACGGTCCAAAGGCGAACGCCTTGTCGTCAATGGGCAGGACGATTTCCGACAGCTTGGCCGCGCCCATGTCCACATAGCGCGACGTCAGCCGCACGAAGGCGGTGGACTTGTTCGCGCTTTGCTGGCTGTCGCTGGTCGTCAGCGGCCCCTGCATGCTGGTGGGTTTGGCCCAGCGCGCCTTGGCAAACTCGCCACGGTTGGCGTCGTCGATGCCGAGATAGGCTTCCTCGCATTCGAGCCACTTGTCCTCGATGCCGGAATCTTTGCGGGCCTTGACGGCTTCGTCGCGCTTGGAGACAACGACCTGGCTGAGAGCAGCAAGCCGGTCAGCGCGCTCCTCATCGGAGAAAACACGCTTGGGACGGGCGAGCTCTCCCCCGCCCGATTGCAGTTCGTCGGGCAGGAGGGATTCGTCGATCATCGTTTGTCTACTTGGTTCCGAACACGCCCGAAGGCGTTACCGGATGGATCTCGTAAGCCTTCCACGCATCGGGCAAAGTCCCGAGCACGTTCACATGCCAGCCTGCAACGAGAGTCGGCGCGGTGATGACGTTGCCCTGCCCGTCGTAGGTGCCGCCCGAGTACATCGGGCCGATGATGCGGATGGCTTGAACACCATCAGGCAAGGGTGAGCCGGTTTCGCCGTACTGGATGAAATCAGCAGGAAGGCTCGCGCGGAAGGTGGCTTCGTCGGGGAAGCGAAGGTAGAGGGTTGTGCTCATTGCGTCAGCACTTGTCCGGTGGC